CGCGGCCACGCCATGACCACCGCGCGCTTTACGTCGAGGTCTGCCGCGAAGTCATACCACGCGATCCGCTTTTCCCGGGCCAGCTCGTCTAATCTCCATTCCGGCATTTTGTCAACGTCCGTCACAACGTCCACGCCCGCGCGCGCGCTGTCTAAAAAGCCTTTCAGCCCCGCCTCGATCGCCCGCGATATCGCGCGTCCGTTGTTATCGCGCATCAAAAAACGCGGCGTAAGCCGCGCAATATCCAGCTCAAACATCCGCGTTACTCCTCTTGCAGCTTGGCGCTCGCGCCATATACCCACCCCATCGCCTCAGCCGTGCGTATGGTTATCACGCCCTTACACCGCGCGTGTGGCGGTGTCAGCGCGTAATCCACCGCGCCGCCGTTGAACTCGCTGCCGTCCTCCCAAATGACCCTTACCGCCCCCGCTTGATAAAGCTTGGCCATTAATCTATCGGGGTTAAATACGCGCCCAACGGTGTTGTCCTGCCACGCGGTATGCTCAGCCGCCACCGCCTCAAACGATTCTTTTAAGTTATCGCCGACCATCTCTTCACAGAGCACGTTCAGCGTGTAAGGTATCACATCGGCCTCAAGTACCGTTACGTGGTCAGACAATGGCCGTTCGTGTCGTGGAGTGAGCGCGTCATGCACCGCCACGAGCAAGGCCGCCGCGTCCGCGCCGTCGCGGGTTATAACGTACACTCCCACGCGCCCAGCGCCTATATTGAGCGCACGCGAGCCCAGAATATCGGGGCTTACGCCCATAGCGACCCGCTCATATTGGTATGACGGGCCCGTTGTATTGGACACGCCGCCAGTGGCGTATATCCTTTCCCGATATTGTTCTTCGTCCTCTTCGTTGCGCCCGCCCGCCGCGCCTTTGGTAACTGTTATGGATTGCACGCCCGCGTCCTGTCGAACTGGCCGCATTTGCGCCCCTTCTTCAAGTCCATTCCCCGCCGCCCCGGGTTCATCGCATATTATTCGCGTGCGCCCGCTTTTTGTCGCGTCAGCCGCCAGCGAATAGTACATCGCGCCGTCTGCCGTCACCTTCGCGCCAGCGTCCAGCCGCCCGCCCGCGTTGAACGTGACCTCGATCTCCGCCTCAGCGGGGGCCGCCTTTATTTTAGGGCAAAACGCGTCCTCGCCGATGATTTCAAGGTATTCTCCCGTCGCGTATCTCAGCGTCCGCATACGCAAAGCGTGGTCAATAGCCGCAAACGCCTGTACAAGTACAGCCTGCACTCCGCGCAAATGTATCTCCTTTTCATCCCCAGGGTACAATACATCCCCGCCCGCCGTGACATACGCGGCGATCATATCAAGCCATATTTGCTCAGGATCGTAAGTCAAATAACGCACATCATCCATTTATATCAACCTCGATTTCTGCTTCGATAACCAGAACGCCGCGTTCATCGTGATAATACCGCGCGTCCACGATCTCAGCGTCCGGCTCCCAAAGTAAAACTCTATCGAGCTCCGGCAACAGAAAGTCTTGAAACTCCTCGGCTGGCAGATCGAACAAAGACCAATCAAAACCTCTCATGCGGTCATACGGAACCTCGCCTCGGCGCGTCATGAGCAGGTTTTTTGCATTTTGCACCGCGCGCAACGCCTCGCTTTTTACTTCGTAGTCAATCGGCGTGGGCCGATTGTCGATCACATAAACGGCCATTTAATTCACCGCCATATTGTTTGCTTTACCCGCGCCGCCGCCGCCGCCTTTGACCGGCACAAATTTCTTTATAGCGGGGAGAGGAATTATTTTTTTCGCGCTGTTTATTATTTGATTTACTGCCGCCTGTGCTGTCTTTACTGGCGCTGTTACCACAGCTTTTGCCCCTTGCATGATCTGCGTAAAATTTGCCGGTACAGTGTTATACGTGGTAGCCGGTTTAGCGGGTTTTTTGACCGTTACTTTTTTCTTCGTACCGCCGCCGCTTGAAACCGTACCCGCTGAACCATCGTTTTTACTGCACTGCATAAACGTAAGCTTGACCTCGGTGCTCACCCACTCGCCGCTTGCGGTCAGTAAAATGTTATCTGCTGACGCACTTGTGAGCATTAATTGACAGGGTGTGAGCTTCTTACCGTCAAGGTAAAAATAGCTTTTATGCCCGTTGCGCGCTTGGTCTATAAGCTTTAGCGCGTCCGCTTGCGCGTCAACGCCCAGCCGCGAATCAAGCACCACAGTCATGCCGATCTCTAGCGGCTTGCCCGCCTTACGCACCGCAAATTCTTGTTTGTTATTAACTTTATTTTCTGTTTCGGAGCCGCCTTTAACGGTCAAATCCGTAAAACTGCGCGCTAAGCGCTTTTTTACTTCAAAATTGTGGCCGCCCCAATTGCCGATCTTTGCCATACGCTATTGTCTCCACGGCGCAACGGCAGGCACAGCCCGCTCGTCGTCGTCCGGTATGTCCACTATCGGTACGGCCAGCTTCTCGCCGCCCTCGAAAACTAATTTGCCGCACAGCGCGGGGTTAAACTGCAATAGAAAAGCAGCATATTTTTCATCGCCGTATATCTCAAATGCAGCATTGTCAAACGTGTCACCCGCACCGCATGTGTACGTCGTCATCGGTATCATGCGTACACCTCCAAGGCTTCACGCCGTGTGTAGTCATCAAACCAGCGTTGGAAACGTCGCTTATCTTCGCGAAGCTTGTTTTCAACACCGTCTGCGTCCTGCGCTATAATCGTAGGACTATATGTAATCTGCGTTGAACCGCCCACGTTTACCGTACTCGCCGCGCCCGCGCGCGCCATGAGCTCGCCCCACGAAAAACCGCTTGCCTTTCGCGCGGCGTTGAGCAAGTCAGCCGTGCGCCTGTTATGTGCTTCGGGGATCGCCCATTCCGGCCCCGCCTCACCAAACAGGCTTGGTTCATCCGCGCGCCCGCCCTCGGCGTACTTGGTCATTTGCGTTGTCCCGCCGCTGATCCCGCCCGTGAGACCCAGAGGCAGCACCTTTATGTAAAACGGGAATCTTTGAAGTTGGCTTTGTATCGCCGCTCTATCAACTATGCCGTTAACCTCGACCTGTGTGCCGTTCAACTCTTTGATCGCCGTTTCCGCTGGCTCGGTGTTCGCAAATATGTCAATTGGCGGCAACTCCATCTGCTCATAAACCGGGGTAAACATTTCTCCGGCAGTGGGGGGTTGCTGTGACCCGCCCTGGCTGGCCTTTTCTATTGCGTCCTGCAATTGACGCGCCATCCAGAGCATCTCAAACAGTTTACGCGTGCCCTCGTGCATGTCCTCATAAACACCCAGCCTACCGTATAACACTTCGGACAAATCATCTATTAGGCCCAGCCCGCCGCCTAAAAACCCAGGCTCGCCTAAAAGAATGCTCAATTGCTCGGCTAACTGCTCGGTTATGCGCTCCCCAAGCCCCGCGCCGCTAAAGTCAAAGTTATTAAAATCATCAAGCGGTATGCCCTCGCTATATAGCTGTTTTATAAACTTCCACGCGTCGCCGAAGTCGGACCCGCTGAAAACGGTGTCGTAAATATCTATCAGCGCGTCATTATACGCCGCTGTAGTCTGTGCGATCCGCTCCTGCTGCTGCCTGTCCATCTCCGCAAGATAATCGTCCATATCGGCTTGCGTGTACGGCTTGCCCGTCGCCTGATTTATCGCGCCGCTTTTGATATCTTCTAAAAAATTCCATTTTGTTTCCGCGCGCGCTCTCTCGTACTGGTCTGTTTGCGCCTCTAGTTTTTCTTTGCGCAATTGCTCCAGATTATCCGCGTACTCGGTCACACTGTCCCAGCTTGCGGACTGCGCCTTGCGCATAAGCGTTTCAAGCTCGACAAAGCGGTTGCGGTCCTCCATCTGCGCCATTATGCTGTTGTACTCGTTAAGAATCGACATGATGTTTTCGCGCTCTTCCGTGGTTAACGCGCCATCCTCAAACGCGGAAGACAAAGCCTTGCGGAACTCTTTGCTTTTATCCTCAGCCGCCTTTGTCAGCCTGTTGTAACCATGCTCCAGCGTACCGATAATGCCTGAATACGCGTCGTTTTCCGCGTTGGCTTCTTCACCCCACAACAGCTCAATATAGCTCATCGTCGCGGCGTATGAATTGTTTATGCCGTCAACAAGGCTCTCGTACATTTTCGTGCCAAGGTCTTGCAATTTTTCCTGGTCATCCTCGGTGAGCGTCGCACCCGTCAGCGCCTTGGTAATCAAACTCTGCGACAGCTCCGCGCTCGCCGTCTTGTAACTCTCAACCGCTGCGTCAACGCCCTCGCGGAATCGCACTATGTCCTTTAGCTCTTCGTCGATCGTGTCCCCTAAACTGTTCGCGTATTTTTCCAGCGATTGCATGTCGAGCTCTAAATCGCCAAAATTGCCCTTAAATTCCTCGTTCTTGAGCCGGTTAAGGTGTAATACCAGCGCCGCCAGCGTCACCAGCCCCGCCGCTATCAAGCCTTGAGGGGTTAACAGATAACCCATCATGCGTAACGCCATGCCAGTTGTCATCATCGCCGCGCCCGCGCCGCCTATCGCGATCGCGCCGTCCAGTAGGCCCTTGAGTTTGCCCTCATCCATATCGGACAAAGAGTTGACAATGCTGGTAAAATTATCCGCCACGTCCTGCACCGTAGGGGCCAGCGTCGCGCCTATTGTCAATTTGAGGTTGTCCATGGAAGCTTCAAGCTGCCGGATCGCGCCGCCGATCCCGCCTTGCATGGTGTCGGCCATGGACTGCGCAAATCCCTCGCTGTCCAGTATTTTAGCCATTTCATCGGCGTATTCTTGATCTGTTACGCGCAATAAATTTTCGGCGGTAACGTAACCGCGCCGCCCGAACACCTCACGCAAAAATTGAGCGCGCCGCTCCTCGTCATACTGCGCAAGCGCCGTGCGCATTTCGCTGATAATATCCAGCATACCGCGCATATTGCCTTGCTCGTCAAAAACTTTCAGGCCCAACTTTTCCATGGCCGCCGCCGCGCTGGTCAGGTCAATGCCCTCTTTGTCAAAGTAATCGTCTAATTCGCTGCGCGTCATGCTGAAGTTTTCAAGCGCGGCCTGTAACTGCTTGCCAGCGCCGGTCGGAGCCACCAGCGACAGCGCGAAGTTTCGCATTTGCGTGCCGCCCGTCAACCCGCGCATATCCTCGCCGAATTTTGACACCGCCGAAAGGATAGTCAGCACTTCAGGCGCGCCACCCTTAAACAGTTGCAGACCGCTACCGATACGCGTTAACGACTTACCCAAGGTGTCAACGTCCGTCGCGCCGATCGCCGCCGTCTTTGCGAGCATATCCGTCAACACTTGCGCCTCGTCCATGCCAAGATTCAATGACATAAGGGAGGAGTACAGGTAATCCACCGAATCCGCCAAGTCCAGATTGCCCGCCTGTGACAGCCGCAAAACTGACGGCAGCAACGTCGTGATTTCTTTTACGGACAAACCCAACTGCCCTAAAAATACTTCGGCTTGCGCCGCTTCCGCGCGCGTAAAAATAGAGCCCTTCGCGACTTGTTGATTTAATTCATCCAAGGCTTTCATCTCAGCGTTCGAGAACTCTCCGACAGCCTGCGCCTCGCGCATTAATTCGTCATAATCCGCGTAGCGCATGACGCTATCTTTGAGAAACTCGCGCATGGGGCGGCTTATCGCCTCGATTTGGCTCCCCATGGTGATGAGCTTGTCGCCCAACTCCGTAAAAGTGTTGTCTACGCGCCCGCCAAGGACTATGACCGTTTTTAGCTCTTGCGCCATAGTATCATCCCCGTTCCGTCGTCAAGCATGTAAAAATACACTTCGTCGCCCTTGGCTAAAGGCTCTACCGCCACTGTCATGCCCACTACCATGCCCTTTATCATGCCTGCTATCTTGTCAGTCAGCGCGGGTATGGGAGGTGTGGTTATCCCCTTGCGCGTCAACGAATTAACGCGGTAAAGCCCCGCGCCCGCCACGTCCGCGACCTCGCCCGCCTCTACCATCGCACCGTAAAGCTCTATCATGCCACTCTCCGTAACTTGGCTTCTGTTCTGCCGTTGACAAGATCGTGCTCCGCTTCCGTTGTCACCCACGCGCCCGACTGTGAGCCGCCTGTGATCTCCACCATGGACAACGCGCGTATCGCGGGGTCAAACTCCAAGTCTAAGCATATTTCGTCCGGGGCCGTCTGTCTGAACGCGCTCTGATCCGGCGCGATCTCCAAGCTCCGCGCTATCGGCAGCCCCGCCACATAAGCAAGCCCAATACCCAACAGTTTGCCGTTGTCACACTTGAGCGTCGC